ATGGACGGGAAAATCATCTTGCTATCGGCACTATTATTGGTGCCATACTCTCAAGCTGCGGTGTTTAAATGTGAGATTGACGGGAAGGTGATCTTCTCTCAGGATCCGTGCGCTGCTGAATCAGAAGAACTTGACCTAAGCAATGTCGGCAGTGTTGTAAGTCGGCAGGAATCAACTGGAGCTGAAAACCTCTCTGGCCTGCGTGATGATATCGACAGCTATGTTAAAGGGCAGGACATACAGCGGAAGATTGATAAGCTTGAGAACGACAGGCGCCAGGTGTTTAAGGACAGGGATAGGCGCATCAAGCAGCTGCAGCACAGCAGAAACTATGCTGCCAACAATTTAGCCGGCGCCAACTGGGAACAAAGCCTGGCTCAGGAAATGGCTGCAATATCTCAGGCCGCTGACTCCAGGGTGACTTCTATCGACAGGGAAATTGCAGCACTGAGACAAAGGCTTGATAATCTGTAAATGTGAATAAATCATTTTTTCACAGCTGAATTGTCGTTTTTTGAACAATTTATAGTCAGAGGATGCACTAGGTGTTAGTCTGCTAGCAGACCTCTGATAATTTAATAATGCACTTCCAAGACACCCAGCAGCTGTCTTTAAATCGCTGCTATTCTCCTATGGCTTCAGCGCTTGGTAGCCTGGAAATATCTATGATTACAGATAAACAAGCAAGCCCTGAAACCATCCGACTACCCAATGAGTTTCTTGATCGAATCAAAAATCCTCTAGCTCGCTTCATGCGAATCGAGTCAGCCGCTGGAGCCATTCTCCTATTATGTACCGTAATAGCACTTGCCCTCTCCAACTCACCGTTGGCCCATGTATTCGAGAACTTATGGGAGATTGATATAAGTTTTCAGGTTGGAACATTTGAGTTTGCTCGCTCACTTCGAGAGTGGATTAATGACGCCCTGATGACAATATTTTTCTTTCTCGTAGCATTGGAACTCAAGAGAGAGTTAGTTTTGGGGGAGTTGAATAAACCTCGTATGGCGGCTTTATCTATAGCCGCGGCCTTGGGGGGAATGGTAGTCCCTGCAGTGATATATCTGATAATGCAATCTGGGCAACCTGGCGCACATGGCTGGGGAACCGTCATGGCAACAGACACAGCTTTTGTGATTGGTTGTTTAGCATTACTTGGAACACGCATACCTCAGAGCCTTCGGGTATTTATGTTGTCCTTAGCCATTGTCGATGACATTGGAGCCATTCTCGTTGTGGCAATTGGCTATAGCAGTGATTTGGTATGGTGGCCCTTGTTGGTTGCAGCAATAGGTATAGTGATTCTGCGCGTAATGGCGATACTGGGCTTCCGAGGATTTCCACTATACACGTTGATGGGTGTATTGCTTTGGATCTCAGTTGATGCTTCAGGCATTCATCCTACCATCGTCGGGGTTGTGCTTGGACTAATGACTCCAGCAAGACGATGGGTCAGTGATGAACGATTATATGCAATTCTGGGACAGGTAGTGGCGCATTCAGCGAGTAGCGAAAGCAATGCGGATACAAAAGATAGACATACTCTACAAATGGCTGAAACTGCTGCACGTGAAACTCTATCTCCAGTTGAACGTTTGGTCATTGCGCTACATCCTTGGGTTGGGTTTATCATCATGCCATTGTTCGCACTGGCAAATGCAGGGATGACACTCAGCTTGGATAGTTTTAGTAGCTCGGTAGCAATGGCGGTATTCTTCGGGTTCGTTATAGGTAAGCCCAGTGGAGTCATCTTGTTCAGTTGGTTGGCTGTACGAATGCGAATAGCCACTATTCCGCAAGAACTCAATTGGCGTTTGTTGGCAAGTGGTAGCTTTTTGGCTGGTATTGGATTCACCATGGCATTGTTTATTGCGAGTATGGCATTCGATGAAAGCCTAATAGAAGGTGCAAAACTGGGCATTTTTATGGCGTCACTTTTTTCAGCGGTTATAGGGCTGTTACTTTTAATATCATTACCTGTACGCAAGCCCACTCAAGAGCCATTGCAATAATTGATATATCTGGGATTTTACTCATTTTCATCACGCCGCCCTCTTTTTGGCTTGATCCATTTGATGCAGGAAGCGGGCATAAGGGGCCGCCTCCTTTCGTTCTGCCACGTCTAAGTAACTCGGCCGCTGCTCTTGCTGGCGTTGCTTGTTGGCGATGGCCACCGCCTCGATACGTGAGCGGGTGATCCCCAAGCTTTGCAGGTGGCGCTTTACTCGATGAACAGGCAACTGCAGTTCAGCAGCTACTCGTTCAAAGCTCAGGCCTTGTTTGTAGAGTTCTGCTATCTGGTCCATATCGGCTCCTTAAGCGGCTTTGTTGCCGGCAGTGAGTAATGGGATTGAGTGCTCAACTTCGTTACCCCATGCATGCCACCCTGGGTGATTTTGACGGGCGAACAACTCTACCCGCGGCAGATCACCCATCAGTTCAACAATGCGGTCTCTGGCGCAATCCGGTTTCCGTGAGTGCTCGCGTATCGGTTCGATAATGAGTTGCCGCACACCTTTGCCCTGGCGCTTGGGTTTACCCCTAACAGCAATCAGGCAATCCTCAGTGTTGCCACGGGTCCAGTGCCCGAGTCCTATCTTGGTGGCGGCCATCAACAACTGCAGCAGTTGTTCTTCCGGCATGGTTTGCAGGTCAATCTGGCTGACTCTAAATTCACGCTGCAGGTTGTTGAAAAAGCGTTTGTTCAGCTTTATCCAGGTGAATGCCTTCATGGTCTTAAGGGTGAACCCCCAAGCCTTTACCAGTTCCAGTGCTTCCAATGGCATGGCGGGAACGTGCCACATGAACAGGGTGCAATCAGCCGCTGCCATATCAGCAACCGGCATGGCCTTCATTTGCTCAAGGCTCATAACGTCATACTTACAGCTGGCGCCTCGGTTGCCGTTCTGGTTCTTGTCGTTGAACTTCCAGGCAGGGTCGGCATAGATAATTTGGTAACTCATCGAGCCGCTCCCTTGTTGGTTAACCCACAACTATTCGTTGCCTTATAGCCAAAGCGTTGCCAGTCGATCTCCTTCACGCGCTCGATGCGGGCGGCAACTTGTTCCATTGATTTCTGGTTAGTGCTGAGGTTGCCCGGGTCTATGCCGTTAATCTTGGCGGCCACGCTGGCTGGGTGCCCCTTCACATAGTGATCCTGCAAGGCACTGATCATTGGCTCTGATGTGATATCGGTGAAGCTGATTAGCAGCTCAAAGCGCTCTTGGCTTTCCATGCCGGGGATGAGGTGCTTCATGCTGCCTCCTTGGTAGCTAACCCTTTTAGAAATGCGTTCACCAGCTGCTGGCGCGTGCGTGTTCTGCCGTCGATTGCTACAACCTGAACAGTGCGGCGAGGCAGGGGAGTTACATTGCAGCGATAGCGCTTGCCGCTGCGGATGTTATAGAGCTTTCCGGCAGCCAGCTCGGCGCTGATGCCGAGCTCTTTGCCAAGCATGGCGGCGGTGTATTGTTTGCCGGACTTGAGCATGTGCTCTGCTACTTGGTTGGTGGTTATTGGCATGTTCACCTCAATCAAATATGTAGTTATGCCAATAATCTGGCTTGCCAAGATTTACTGATTCTGGCGGAGGTGAGCTAATCAAATTAATCTGCTCAAGCGCAAAGTCGGACTTGTTGAGTGAATCAATTGCCTTGGTGCGCTGCATGCGCTTGCGGTGCTTGTATGACTCCCAAGCGAGTTCTTTGCTCTGGTGGCAGTGGCGCCGCCCGGTGCCGTCAAGCACAAAGCGCTTCCGGCCGATGTCGTGCCCACCGTAAAAACCTTGAACCCAGGCGCCAGCAGGGGTCTTTTTAAGCTCACGGAATGTAAGCAGGTCTAATATCACGCCATCTTCCGTCACTACGTCCACATAGCGGTATCTGATAGTCATGCTCGCTCTCCTGAGTCGATAATTGGCAGTTTAGCCGCGGCTTCACGTACTGCAGTTCTGGATTCTTTGCCGTAGCCCCAAATGTCACCGTGTTCAGGATTAATGCGGATAGGCGCAATCCAAGATATTGGCAACTTATTGCCCTTGGTGATGTAGTCGCGCATGGCGCAAACCAAATCCCTCAGCGTTCCGCCGTGACTAAAGCCGCTCCAGTCGCCTTTGTAGTGGGTGTAAATCCGGCGACGGGTATAATCGTCCACAAACCAAACCTTGCCTTTCTCATCAAGCTCAAGGCTTGCGATCACCTCTTTGTGCTCGAAGAATTTGCGACCATGGCCAGCAATCACTTTTATCAGTGCGTTGGCGTGTTCAACACGCTCGGTAATCACAGGATCCGGCAAATCGTAAAAGCTATCGCAGCTGCAACGTGGGCAAATGTAGGTAACCATTCCACCGTTTTTACGTTTTGATGCTGTTGAAAAATCGCCAGTCCAGCGGCATGCGCGGCGGCTACATTCGATACGTTGGCTCATGCGGCCTCCTTGTTTTTGTCTGCTTCCGTGTTGTCTGGCTGTTTGCTGTGGCCAGCAAACTGACAGAACTCAGGGATGGCTGGGAATGGATCTTCGTCACGGGCGGACATTACCATTGCAACTATCTCGTTAAAAAAGCCGCCTATGGCTATCAGTGCTTTCTCATTGCCTTGAATTGCCATCTTGATAATTGGCACCTGTTGGTTAGCGGCTATCACTGACAGATCGCCAAGCAGCTTGGCGTTGAAACAGAGTTTGTCACTGGGGAACACCTTCACCTTTTTGAACAGGGCGCCAGCGTTGGGGAATTTGCCATCAATAGGGTTGATGTATTCCACGTACCCAACAACCACTGCTTTTGCAGCATCCCGCTTGTCATCTATGTAATCTTCAAGACAGTGGATCCTCAGCTCATGCTCAACGATTTCAATCCTATTATTTGGAAAGCGGAGGCCCCCGGCTTTCTTGGCAGCGGCCAGCAGTTGTTTGCTGATGGGAAAGATGTACTCTCCATTGCACTCGCCTTCACTGTCGTGAATGGTGACTATCCTGTGGCCGTCAGTGGCGGTAAGGATCACGCCTTTGTCAGGGTGAGGCTTAATGTGAAAGCCGTTGAGGTAATAGCGAACATCATCTTTGGCGGCAAATACTGCCAGCACTGGCAGGTATTTACGTTGAAAATGCAGTTTTGGTTTCATTGCCGTTCTCCTTACGCTGCTTCAACCTGATCCGCTGCTGCCGCTGCGCGCTTTTTATCGAGGTATGCCGCCAGGTCGGTGAGGTTTACCAGCCAAGTGGCTTTTTGGCTTTCGCCCCCGCGGAACGCAGGCACCGGCAGCAACCCGGCCTTGGCCTTTTTGGCTGCCGTGGTGGGGCTCATGCCAAAATACTTCTCGCAAATAGACTCCAGCGGGACAATGGCCGCGCTGTGCTCAGCCATCAGTAAAAACACAGTATTCATTGCGACTCCTTTTGTTGCTCCAGCGGCTTGAGTAGCACCCAACCCATTAAGGTTTTGAAGATGTGTTCGCCCTTCATGCCGCTGCCTCCTTGGTTAGCTCAATGCAGAGTAGGGTGGCTAACTGCTGTGGCGGTACTTGGATGGCCTCGGCCATTTCCAAAACAAAGGCCTCGCCTTGGAAGTCGCAGGTAATGCGGTTATCAAACCATTGAACCAATCCACCAAAGTAGGGATAGTCATCACATTCACTTGCTGTTAAATTCACATAACGTGATGTTTGCGCGAGTATTTCCCAACAGTTATGGCATGTTTTAAAACTGGCGGGTTCGCCGTTCCATACACCTGAGGTAAAGGCATATTGCTCACCCTGGTTGATGGTGCTGTGGCACTCACAACATTGGTGTGGTTTACGGGCAGTGCGGGTGCGAGTTGATTGGCAGTCCATGTCGGCCTCCTACGCAATAGCGTTGCTAAACAGCGGTGTGATAGCGGCAGCATGATGATGGCTGCGCCAGATAGTGGCTTGGTAGTTTTGGCTTTGTACCCGAAGGGCAAAGCTTTCACCAAGTTCGCCAGCGCAATCGACATATACCTGGTCGAACCGTTGGCTTGGGTGGTGTTGGTAGAGGTAGCGCTCCAACTCTGCCACACGTTGCTTTACCCGTGGGCAGTCCATTGGATTGCTGTGCTTGGTCATCAAGCAGGCGAAGCGCAGTGACACTAACAAGCGGTGTTCGGCGCGTTCCTTCGCGGTGCTTGGGTTGGCGGTCAGAATTGGCATGGTCCCGTCCTCTGGTTAAGTGGTACGCGATAAATATAACCAAAGTAAATTACGTTGGTCAATAACCAAGGTAATATTTCGAGTAGCAGGTGCTTGTAGTTACATGCAAATGAGTTAAGTAAGAACAGTGTGGTATTATTTTTTTAATATGTATTTCAGTATGTTATGGGTTTTTTAAAGGCCTGCATGCTGATAAGCTATGCACTAATAATTTAAAGGTTAAGGAAATGACGCTTGAAATTAATCATGTAATCATCCATGAACTAGTAAAAGACCAGCATAAGGCTCTGAAAGAATCGAACATGCGAGAGGATGTACTACCTAAGGATGATGAATTTGTTGTGAAGTTAGTTGAAGGTGCCTTAGAAATTTATGGTCGTAAGGCTAATGCTGCTCAATATGGTTGTTTTAAAACAAAGAAAGTAGGAGACTTTCCTCGGTTATATGAGGATTACACTAAAAAGGCCGTAGCAACGAAACAAGATTTTATTAAGTTTAGTGAAGATACAATTAAAGAATTTGAAAAATCTCTAAAGGAAGGTACTAGCTCACCTGCATCTGGTGGCTATATTTTATTTGTCGATTACAAACAAGCAGGTAAGTCATATTTCCTTGTTGCAATGCTTAAAAATAAGCCTGGTTTACAATTATCAAAAGATTTGAAACCAGAAGAATTGATGCATATTGATTTAAATAAGCTTCATCAAGCTTCTAAAATTAATAAAGAAAAATATGAGTTATACAAGAGTGCAACTGAAGAGGATAAGGCTCAAATAACATATTTAAGTTTTGTTAGCCCATCAACAAATAAAGCTGCTGCAGGTTACTTTATTGATTCTATAGGGTGTGAGAAAGGTGCGTCTTCCACTATCTCCACGAGATTAGTTATAAAGCATGTCCCTAAATTCTTTAGAGAAGAACAAGCGTTAAATAGTAAGGATGCACTAAAGGTAAAATCGGACATACTGCGATATATGGATGATTGTGCAAATGCAACACCTTTGAAAGTTGCAAAACTTTCTGAAATTGAAGGTTTAGCAAGAGCTTACTTTCCAAATGATCAACCTGATACTGCAGATAATTTGGGGGAAAAATTGTTCGCATTATTAAATGGCGATGAAGTAGGTATTCCTGTAGAATTCTCTGTAAATAAGAATGAAATTTCAAAAGCTCAAAAACATAAACTTGTGAGTAATAATTGGACTTTGTCTGTTGAGAAGAGTGCTATAGGTATAGGTGAAAACGCCGAAGTAAGATATGTAAACAACACTCTTGTTATTAGTCGCTTAAGTTATGAAATGCAGCAGGAGATTGAGGCAGATCTTATGGAAAAAGGCTTGTTGAATCATGATTAAAAACTTTGTTGATTTCTACCGTCAATACAAAGACGAAATAGTTGTTGATGGGGATGAATTAACATTACATTCTAATTTTAATATGAAATTGCTTAATCATATCTGCTCTTTATCTGCAGACGGATTTTCTATCAAAGAGCTTTTAATAGATGGGGAGGATGTAAGTCTACAAGAAATAAGGAAATTAAGAGAAAAAGGTAGTGTTGATAATTATGAAGGTTTAACTGTAAAGGCAATTATATCCATACCAACAAATGGAGAGTATAACATATTTCAATCTGTAAAAAAGTTGGTTTCTAGTTCAAAATCAATCCTTTCTGGTAACATGTTGGAAGAATACTATTTATTCGAAGAAGATTACTATTCTTATGATGAGTCAGAAAAGCCAACTGGAATTCCCTCAATTATTAATATTTGTAAACTTATAAGTTCTTTGGGTGAGCTAGCACACTATCATGATTCAAAGTTAAATAATGGTCGAAACAGCTTTGTATTTATTAATGAAAGTGAAACCGTTGCCGCTCCCCCTGTTGTATTGGAGCCGGTTATTACTGAAGAATTAATTGAGTTAAAGCCAATCGATATTTCTTTTTTTGATGAAATGTCAGATGGACAGCCAGTTTTAAATCCCCATGCTGGAAAGGAAAAAGCACTATTTAGGGTTTCTATAATAGAGTTTTCTGAGCAATATAAAAATTTAAAAAATTCACAATTATTCACTTTTTTAGTAATTGAATGGGAATCTTTTAAGAAGATTTTCCAAAGAAACCTTGATACGTACATTAGTGGCTTTGCATTTGATAAAGCACGTAAAGAAGTTGCAGAAGCCGAGTTTGGACTAGCAGAGCAATACTCTAAAGTCATAGGAGATATTTCAGGGAAGTTATTTGGATTACCTGTCTCGTTTGTGGCAGTGTTTGCATTGTTTGATAAAGATACATTCTGGTTAGTTGAGCTTATTATTCTAATTGCACTTTTTACAGCCTCTTGGTTAATGGCTAAACTAGTTGAAAATCAAAGATCGCAGTTGGAGAGAATTAATCATGCAAAGGAATTGTCATTTGATTCATTAATCAATAATGCTATTAACTATCCACCCGATTTGAAAGGTAAACTGGAAGAGGCTAATACTGGATTGGGTGATAGTTACACTAAACTCAACAAGCTATTATTCGCATTGTCTTATTTAGTTTGGCTACCTTTTGCCATTACATTTTATATCTTGGCAATCAAATATGCTTACAACCTTGGATGTTACATTTCAGATATCATCTATATTGGTTTATAGCAAAACAGAGTACCAAAATACCCGACCAATTACGGTGATCACTTTCGCTTGATCGCCGTGATAGCTTTCATCGGGGTATTCATCTTGGTTGTAACTGCGCAGGCGCAAGCCGTTGCCCGGTAGGGTATAAAGCAGTTTTACCCGCAACATGCCATCGTGATTGATGGCATACATTTTTCCATCGACAATGGTCTTATTTGCGGTATCTATGCCAACAGTGCTGCCGTTCGGTAGCACTGGTTCCATGCTATTGCCTGATACCTTTACACATACAGCTGCAGCAGGCTCAACCCCTTGATTACGCATGGTTGACTTGGAGAATCGGAGTTTTGGACCGTGGTTTTCAATGTCAGCCACAATGCCGTTGCCCGCAGCAAGTTTCACCTCGGTAAAAAACGGCACTTCCAGCTCGTCTTTGCCCAGCGGTGTTTTGTCATCCCAGACAGCGAACGAACCCGAATACTCTGAAATCTCATCATCAGCCCTTTGCTTTTGATCAATGCCATAAAGCAATCTTTCAGGTGAGCACTTTAGGGCGCGCGCAAGTTCCACAATCTTTGCGGAAGACTTTACCTTGCCGGATACCAACTTGTGGACCATTGGTTGAGAAATGCCTGAAAGTTCAGCCAGTTCCTTTTGGGAAATGCCAAGTTCTTTCATGCGCTGCACTACGTTAGTGCTGAGAGGATTCGTATTCATGTCCGAATGATATTACGCAGGTTATTTTTAATCACTTTCATGTGGTAATATTTTTCTTGATGTGTAATTTACTTTGGTTATATTATCGAAGGCATGACCAACGGAAAGGTGTCACATCATGAAAAAATCTGACGTACTCCACTTCTTTCAAACCCAACAAAAAGTTGCTGCTGCGCTTTCAGAGGCAGGATTCCCAATCAGCCAAGCGGCAGTTTCCAAATGGGGTGAACACGTCCCACCACTCAGAGCGTATCAGCTCGAACGCATCACCAACGGCCAATTGAAGGCCGATGACGCCTTAAACGATGGTGAACAGCAAGCAGCTTGATTACACAGTAAACCTAAAAGGGAGTTTAGCCATGAAACACAAATCACGCCTTGACCTGCTAATGGTTGCCATTCACCGCTGGTTGGAGTTGCCGAAGGTGAGCCGCGCATCACTGGCGGCCAGTGTTGTGGAGGTTGTTGATCGCCTGGGCTTGAAACAGCCACTGGCCAGAGAGGGGATAAGCTTTGCGCGAACCGACGACCCTTACAACGATTCCAGGATCAATGCCCAGAAGATCTTCCGCTGGCTGGGCCAGTATCAAGAGTGCCACCCAAACCCGGAACGCCTGTTTCATGTAGAGCAAGCTTTGCTTGCCGCTATGCCTACGCATTTGCGTATGGTTTACCTGAATGATGTGTATGGCCCGATAGGGGTAACGGTAGTAGAGGACTCGGGCCTTGTTGGCGGGCAGTTGGAGCCGGGCAGGGTGGCGGCAATTCTCACCAAGGAAAACAGCGAAGCACAGATTGCGGTTATCACCCTGGGCTCGCAGCCGACCCGCGAGCAGGTTGTTCAGTGCCACCGTGAGTTGAGGGAATCGCGGGCGACGACTGAGGCCAGTATTCAATTGCTGGAAGCTGAGTTTTCTTTCCTTCGCGCTGGCAGAGCCACCGCCAATGAGTAACGAAGCAGACGAAGCCCAGCGGGTATCTGAGCTGTTTGACAGCCTGGCAATAGCCAAAGCAAGGAAGCCAGTGCAGACAGCTGCAAGCACCGGCCGCTGTTTGTATTGCAGTGCTCCGGTTGCCGCTGAGGCCCGTTTTTGTGATGCGGATTGCCGTGATGATTTTGAATGGATTAATAGGAGGAAGCATGGACGAGCTTGATCTGATTGAACTGGATATTTACCCGCAAATGCAGGCTGAGAACGTTAACGCTTGGCGTGAGGCGAACCGCTGCGGGTTTTCACGCGGCGCCTTGGCGGTGATTGGCAAGGCGTATGCCGCGACTGTGGTGGCCTATCAAGTGGCGGCCCCGCTGCCGGCAAACTCAATTGAGAGAGGGCTGGCGATAGACGCATTCAGGGCGGCATCACTTGAACTTGACCGGGTGATTGACGAAATGGAACAGCGTGAAGCGTTGGCGCTGGCCTGGCATGAGTTTGTTGCAGTGTTGCGCTCTACGTTGCGCAAGACGTTGGGATTGGAGGCGATATGAGCGAAGGCAATGTTATCAGCATCGAAACGGCAGAGGAACGCGAGGCGTTTGAGTTTATGGCCAACCGCCAAAAGCTTAGGCAGCAAGACAGTGAGCGCCAGCAGCAGATAGCCAAAATGGCGGCTATTGCGGCGCGTTCTCACTCAACCAGCTTTACCGGCATATGCGCCCGTTTGTATGACGCAGGCTGCCGTTTGCCTGACGATGGACCGGAGGCAGCATGAGCCACAAAAACAGAAGCGCCCGCGTTAGTTTAGTGACAGCTGCGGGCGCTTACCTGAGTTCAGGCTTGGTCATCATAGCCAAGCCATTGATGTGCGTCAATTTGGCGCAAGGCGGTGACGTATGAGCATGGACAACAAAAATGATGATGGTCTTGTGGCGCTAAACAGCCACTTAACTGGAGAGCTGCGAGCGCAGCATGACGCCATGTTAACGCCTGCCGCTTTGGATGCTGAAAAGCCTTTGTGTTTGGTGCCGATGCAATCTGACGGTGGTTGCTTTGATGGCATGAACGCGCATGAGATTTATTCAAGGCACATGCAGTGTTTGATCCAAAGCGCGTTAATTAATGCTGTTTCTAATGTGGGTTGGTATGACGTTTTGGTATCAAAAATTGATCACCATACGGTGAGACAGCAGTTCGATGCGGTGGCAAAAACCATTGTGAATGAGGCGCTGCTTGGGCAGCGTGCATTGCCGATGCCCACTGCGGCCGTTGAATACTTTTTGGCTTACTTGGAAATGGAGCAAGGCCGTTGTGATGTGGTGATGCTACGCAAGCGTTATGTGCAGCCATTCGATGGGCTTGAGGAGCACTTAAAACGCTGGGGTGAACGGCGTGCGTTGTTAGAGCTATTGCACGACAACTTACTGCGCAAGATAACTCAGGAGGACATGTAATGAAAATAATTGTCTTTTGTGCAACCCGTCGCTATTACGTCAACTTCATGACTGCGTTGTATTTGATGTCTGAAAATCGAGTCAATTCCTGTTGTTGTAAATCGACCATATACAAGGTTGCCAATTTCAAGTTCAAAGTAGACCAGCTTCTCAAAAACACTAATGTCACCACTATCAAGCTCGACGGCAACGAAACCTGTTTCGTCATTGATCGCAATTACCTTGGCATATTCACTACGGATTTTAGCCATCTCAATATCCTTCTGATGTTAGTAAAACGCCCACTCGATCTTGGCGGACTGGTGGGCGAGTGCAACAACATTCGTGGAGAAAGTGAGCTGCGTGGTGATAGTAGCTCAGTTTCAACACCTTGCGCAATGTGGGGTGGGTTATGAGCCGTGCTGCGACTGATTGGGCTTGGTCGTTAGCGATTAAGCCTGCGAGTTTGAAATTGCTGTTGTTGTCGATGGCTGACCGTGCGGATGAGTATCACCGCTGTTATCCGTCGGTAGAGCGGTTGGTGAAAGACACAGGCCTGGACCGTAAAACCATTATTAGCAACATTGCCAAACTGCAAGACGCGGGTGTGCTAACCGATACGGGTAAGCGTGCCGGCAGAACGGGCAAGGTGAAGATTTACCGTCTGAATTTGGTGGATGTTTCGCAGCCAATAAGCACCGGTGATAACAGTCCCAAAAGCGGAATGGTTCCAAAAACGGAATCATCCCAAAAACGGACAGGAAATAGTCCCAAAAACGGTACTTTGAATAGTCCCAAAAACGGTACTCAGAACCAGTCATTTAACCAGTCAATGAACCAAGAGCGTGTTGGCGTGCCCGCCAAGCGCAATTCTCCAAGCGACAAATTTATTTTTGATAAGTGGCCTGCGGCGCCATCGGATGAGGTATTTGCCGATTGGGTGAAAGCACGCGCAGCGGCTAAGAAGCCCTTGACGCAAGGTGCGGTTGATTACGTTGCCCCTGAGCTGCACAAGGCGGTTGCAGCTGGCATGAGTGTGGATGACTGCTTGCGAGTGACGTTGGGCGAGGGCTGGCAGGGGTTCAAGTTTGATTGGGCGGTAAACCGTGGGCTGGTGCCAACCAGTGGCCAGGCACCGCAGCACTGGACCAGCAATGTTTTTGACGATGGAGATCCGCTGATATGACACAACGAAACCATCAACCACAGCCGATTCAGGCGTTGGATTTTATGCCGTCGGCGCAGCAATCGCGCCCTGTGGTGTCGGAGTTTGACGGGCAGCTGATTGATAGCGTGTTTGCGAAGCTGAAAATCTTGTTTCCGATTGGGGCGCCCAAGCCTGAGCAAGAGCCCAGCATGAAGGCGGAATGGTTGAAAACCTTGGTCGCGCAGCGCATTGGCAGCGTTGAAGTGGTGCAGCGTGGCATTAACCGTGCCCGTTGTGAGCGCGATGGTAAGCGGCAGTTTTGGCCTTCGCCTTTGCAGTTTTGCCATTGGTGCCATGCGGAACCCGATGATTTAGGACTGCCAAGCGTTGAGCAGGCTTATCGTGAAGCTATGCGGCATTACTCGCATGTTGCCAAACACAAGTGGAGCCATGCCATTGTGCGGTTGGCGTTGCGTGAGTCTGGCGGGAGTTGGCTGTTTGGGGCATCCACAGCAGATGATTCGTTCAAGGTATTTGAGCGCAATTACACCATGTTGATCCGCCGTTATGCCAATGGTGAGGAGATTGATTTTAATTTGCCAAAGGCACTGCCGACGAGGGTTACTCGGCCTACTGCAGCCAATAAAGCGAGAGCAAACATTGCAGATTTACGGGTGAAGTTTGGCCTACGGACAACGAAAGGAGCAAACGATGAGTAAGCAATTACCTAAAACCCAGAAGCAACGCTTGGTGGCGATGCTGGATGATGGCAAGTGGCACACGTTGTTTGAGCTTCAGCGGTTAAGCCGAGAACGCTTTGGAACGCTTGATAGCGAAACAGCTCTGAGTGCCCGTTGGCGTGAGTTACCCGCCGAAAAGCGGATGAAGCGCATTCGCCAGGGTACGAACAAAACCTATGAATACAGGATGGTGGCTTGATGGCGAGCGGTGTTGAAGTTGGCAAGCTGAAGCGGGCGCCGCTGCGCCGTTGGTTGAGCGGCGGTGTTACCCGGGATTATCGGGATCCTCAGTATCCGACAGTGAGGCTGCGAGCCAATGGTGAGCGCACCAAGGCGAGTATTTTTCTGGTGTTCAATGAGCAAAACGTGACCCGCTGGCGCAAGGTGGGCACTTGGCCGGATCTGTGTATCGATACGTTTTTGGAGCAGTTGCCGGCCACTCTGGCCGAGCGAGCTGCCGGAGGTGAGGTTATGTTTGGGCAGTTTGTGACTGTGGCTGATGTGGTTACCTGGTATGCCGGGCATGTGGCGGATAACACGACCATGAGTGTGAGTTGGCGCCGGAATGTGCGTTCGATAGTTACCAGGCACTTGATCCCAAGAGCTGGGCAGTTGCCGCTGGCATCACTGAGTTGGAGTGATTTGGATAGTGCGCTGGTTAAGTCGATGCTGGCTGATGGGTATTCGCCCCGCTATGTGGTGGAGGTGGTCAGTAAGCTCAAGACGGCGTTCAGTTCGGCCGCTGGGCTGCGCTTGCTCGATAGCAACCCTTTGGCCGGGTTCAAGCCGAGTGTGAGGCTGCCAAAGGCGCTGGATACGAGGCTGTATGACTCTGACCTTGGCGAGCTGTTCAAGCTGTTATCAGAGACTGTGATGGTTCGGGCCATGCTGTTTGTGTTGATGATGATGTTTGGTACCCGTATCAATGAAACCCGCCAGGCTCGATGGGACCAGTTCACCGGCGATGTTTGGGTGATACCGCCGTCAAACACCAAGAACGGTAATGAGTTGCGGTTGCCGTTGACCAAATCTGCCCGGGCTTTGATTGATCATTACCGCCGCTGGCAACTGGCCAATGTTGGCAAGCGTGCCTGGCTGTTCCCCGGCCGTGGTCAGGCGCCCATTGCTGTGCGCACTGCTCAGGATTGGTCTGTTGGCCTTCGCTTTAAATACTTCACTTCACACGATATCAGGCGGCTTTTTCGCACCATTATTGCTGAGATTGGTATTGATACCGTTATCGGTGAGTTGTTGCTCAATCACTCTCTGCCAGTGCTTTTGCGTACCTATGTTCAGTCATCCCTTAATGCAGGGGTGAGCCAGGCTCTTGAGCAGTATCACCAGTATTTGATTGAGCGTGGATTTAATCAGATCGCGCCCGAGATAATCCCTAGATCGCATTCAGATCTTGGTAACGGGCAAAGTCAGATGGCAAGCGGGTGGCTGTGATGATCACTGCATCATTGTCAAAAGAGGATGCAATTGCACGAAAAGGGGCGTTTTAGGATGGCAAAAGCGGCGGCAGCATCAGGGGCAAAACTGCTGGCAATGGGGCGTAGATTGCGCCAAATGACCCAGGAGGAAGTGGCAAGCGCCTACGGGGTGAATGTCAAAACCTATCGGCGCTGGGAGAAGGGACAAAGCCCGGTACCGTATGACGACCTTTGCGCCATCTGTGCTGATATTTTTGCCCTGGACTTGTTCAACTTAAGGGGAATGGCCGATGCAGCATAAGCACGATGCGCAGCATGAAGCGCTGATGAACATGAAGCAGCTCCGCCTCGAGTTGCGAGCGTGGGCTAATTGGTGGCTTAGGCATGAGTATGGCAAGGGGTATGCCGCCCGCAGCGCTTGCGATAAGTTAAAAGAGCCGATAATCCAGATGGTTAGTGTGAGTGAGCGGGATATTCAACCGCCTGCGTACGTGCTACGTTATGACCGGAAAGTGGAAAGACTGGGCACTGATTGCCGCCGCGCTATTCGGGCACATTACTTCTGCAGAGGGAACTGGGCGCTTGTTGGGTTTGATAGTCGCAAGACGTTCCTGTTTTGGTTAAGACGGGCTGAAATGTTGTTGGTTTAAAAATGGCAAATATTAAAGATGTAGATATAGGCATCAAAGAACTGAATCAATATCTAGATGAACAATCAGATTTTTGTTTTGAACTGAAAATTCTTAATCTACTCAGAGGATTTGGGGTTGATTGTAGTCACTCAGGCCATTACACGGATGTTGTTACTGGAGTTGCTAGAGAATACGATATTAGAGCTTATTTACAAAGCGGTTTAAAACATTTGAGAATGGCCATTGAGTGCAAGAATTTAAAGAAGAATAATCCGCTTTTAGTCATGTGTACAATTCGTCACGATAATGAGTGTTACAACGATATCCTTATGGGTTTTGGGCCTGAACAAGGCTTGCCTAACGGAAATCTTGCACCACATAGGGTAACTTTAACTGGGAATGATAGCATTTATCCTCGGCATGCATTTTCAGGTAAATCGTTGAGTCAAGTTGGGGTAAAAGCTAATAATTCCAATGATATATTAGCCTCTAGTAGTGAGGTTTATAATAAATGGTCTCAATGCTTATCATCGTCAGTTGATTTGATTGAAAGGAGCATGTGGGATTATTTTGATCCTGATGGGGATAACGCACAGACCCTATCGATGATATTACCTATTCTTATAGTTCCTGATGATACTTTATGGTCTGTTAAATTTGATAATGATGGCAACAAAATGAACGACCCTGAAAAAACTAACCATGTCCCGATGTTCGTAGGTAAGTCTTTCACCGTCGGAAACGGTATAGATGGTGGTCGTAAGATTACCTATCGTTTTAGCCATATTGATATTTTCACAAAATCAGGCTTTGAGGAATTCATAATGAAAAATCATGTTTATGGTGGTGGTGAGATAAGTCTGATTGACTCACAGAAAAGCATTGATGCGTGGGTTGCCGATATGTATTAAACAGCAAGGGTCCTTCCGGTCGCTTCCCATGCGGGGGCGGGGACTCGCAATCCTTCACTACATATGAAAAATTTTGGCGGTTGGTTGTTGTTTTATAACCATTGATTATAGGCACCTTTTCTAGGTGCCTTCTCTGTATCACAATCTATTGATTGTAAATGTAAAAATGCTTATGGGTTTTCGCCTGGTCCATGGTTCGCTGATACACCAACTTTGCAGATCCTTTTTGATCACGCCGATCTTTTGCATACGATTGGTTTTGTACTAGGCTTTCAGTGACAGATTTAGACTCCTGTCATAAGTAAACCGAAGCCCGCGCCCTTTCCTGCGGGCTTTTTATTTGTGTGTTAACACACAACTTTCAAACCGCTTTTATCAAATGGGGCAGATCTAGGACTAAAACGGACAGAAAAGGGTTTTTTTTGCCCCCCGAAAATCGCTATGTTTATGGCATGCTCGCCAGAGCTAAAAATGACTGCCAACCACCAAAGACCCTCAGCGGGTCTTTTTTACTTTAGGGCTTTCGATGCCACGTAAAAGTAAGCGCGTTTACATTGCCGGGCCCATGTCTGGTTTGCCAGATTTCAATCGCCCTGCATTTGATATCGCTGCGGCTGTGCAATCAGAACTCGGGCACTTGGTACTTAATCCAGCGATGCTGCCACCTGGGCTTACAGAGCCTGAGTACATGAGTATTTGCATGCCCATGCTGATGTGCGCTGATCAGCTCTATGTGCTTGATGGGTACGAAAACAGTTTTGGTGCTCAGGCCGAAATCGCTCTGGCTCAAAAGCTCGACCTGAGAATTGTTTATCAAGAAGGAGTTGATCATGAAATCGCTCTGATTGGTTTAAGAGGTGAATCCTCGTGAACAAGCTCAGAACATTCCTCATCGCTGCAGGTTTATCTGGCGCCACCCTAACCGGTGGCGTTTTTATTGCTGAGCATGAGGGCCGCGTTCTTGAAACCTATGTGGATCCCGTTGGCATTCTAACTAGCTGCTATGGGCACACAGGTGCTGAACTCGAGTTGGGCCAGTTCTTTACTGAGCAGCAATGCCTGGCGCAGCTCGCTGATGATTTAGATGTTGCTGCCCGGCAACTGCATCACTACACGGTTCCAGTTCAATTAACTGACAGTGAGAAAGCCGCCTATCTGTCGTTCATCTATAACGTTGGTGCCGAAGCGTTCAGAACGTCAACACTACGAAAGAAGCTGCTTGCAGGTGATCACACTGGTGCCTGCAATGAACTTAGCCGCTGGGTCTATGCAAAAGGCGAGATCCTACCAGGGCTTGTAAAGCGCCGCTCCGCTGAGCGCGAACTTTGTCTACAGGAGTTAACCAATGTTGAAATTACTGAAAGGCGGAGTTGGCAGCGCGCAACTCTACGTGATTGGCGTTTTGATCCTGGCCTGCGTTGGGCTTGGCGTGGCGTTGTCCTTCTCGAAAGCTGAAGTCGCCACACTCAATGGCAACATCGAGAAAGCCGAATCAAAGCAAATCATATTGCAGACTGATCTGGATTCGGTCACGGCCAGCCTGTTACTGGCTGAGAAAGATAAAGCAGATCTTAGGCGTAATGCCGACCAACTGGCGCGGTTGCTTGATGAACGGGAGCGAAGTCGCTTAGTGGCTGATGCTGATGCTGAAGCAGTTGACCAGGCGACAAAAGAACTACTCGAGGATCCAGAAGATGAAGAAGCGCTTGCTTGGGCTGTCACTGCTGTTCCTGCTCAGCTTAACCGGCTGCTCTGGCACACCTCCTATTGTGCGAACGGTAACGGTCACAGAGACAGTGTATGTACTGCCACCGGAATCCCTGATGAGCAGCTGCGAAATCCCGGTTTATCAGGGGCGAATCAACCCCGATCTCTATAACTACTCCAACAAGCTTATCGCTTCCCTGATTCGCTGCAATGTGGATTGGCAGGCATTACATAACTGGCGACAGGAGAAAGCCAATGAGTCTGATAAACAGTGATGCCGCTACGCAAAAGGGATTCAGCATTGCCTCCTATATGTCATCGCTACTCAGTGCAATTGGCGGTGCATTAACGCTGAACGACATTGCCGTGTTGCTGGGTATAGTGCTGGCACTTTTTACCTGGGCTGTGAATTGGCTCTATCAATTCAGGCGTGATCGCCGTGATGCGGAGCGCCACTCTTTGGAAACAAAGCTGCTCAATGCACAACTGGAAAAACTGGATGGCAGTTAATGGCCAGAATAAAACCTCAGGAGGACGCTGCCGTTCTTCTGAACAAAACCGATCTGTGCAAGAGTCTGGGCATAAGTACCACGGCGTTCGATAAGTGGGGAGTTCCTGTTACCAAAAAGCACGGCCGTCAGAGTTTATATTCCGTGGCCGATGTAGTGGCCAACAGGGTAGGTCATGCCGAGCGAAAGTTTACTGCATCAGTACCAGAGGATGATCCCGAAAAGCCTAACCTCGACTTTGAGCGCTGGCGTCTGACCAAAGCCCAGGCGGATGGGCAAGAGCTCAAGAACGATAAGGACCGAAAGTTAGTGGTAGAGGTTGGTTTCGCCACTTTCCTTCTTAACAAAATAGCGGTGCAAATTGGTCCAATCCTCGACCAGGCACCGCTCACTGTCAAAAGGCAACACCCCGACACCGACGAACACCAACTGGAAACCATGCGCGCCGAAATCATCAAGGCGGGCAATATCGCGTCAGGCATCGGGGAACGTATAGAGGATTATCTGGATGAATATCTCCGCAGCACAGATTAACAATCTGAAAGCTGCGGTTACTGCTGGACTCAAAGCCATGTGGCGCCCGCCAAGGATGACATGCGCTGAGTACGCCGATGAGCATTTTTATATGTCGTCGGAGTCCAGTTACTCAGAGGGTAAGTGGAAGAGTCTGCCGTTCCAGGTTGGCATTCTCAATGCCATGGGTAACGACCTGATCACCACTCTGAATGTGATGAAGTCGGCGCGGGTTGGTTACACCAAAATGCTGATGGCAAATGCCAGCTATAAGATAGAGCACAAAAAGCGCAATGTGCTTATCTATCAGCCCCGCGATAAGCAAGCCGTCAGCTTTATGAAGAAGCACGTTGAAACGGCTATCCGGGACATTCCAGTATGGCGCGCTCTTGCGCCATGGCTGGGGAAAAAGCATAAAGACAGCACGTTGGAAGATAAGATGTTTTCCAACGGCAAAACCTTGATGGTTCGAGGTGGCACGGCTGCTGCCAACTATCGTGAAATATCAACCGATGATGTGATTTACGATGAGCTCGCCGGCTTCGATGAATCAATTGAGCATGAAGGTAATGCTACCGGGCTTGGTGATACTCGAGTTGAGCTGTCGGTGTTCCCCAAGTCTATCCGTGGTTCAACGCCAAAGATCCTTGGCCGCTGTCAAATGGAGAAGGCCTGCAGCGAAAGCCCTCACCATTTTCATTTCTATTTGCCGTGTCCTCACTGCGGTGAGTTACAGCGGCTTAAGTGGGGTGGCAAAGACGAGCCCTTTGGTATCAAGTGGCATGGGGACGACCCCAAAACCGCCTATTACCTGTGTGAACACTGCTCCTGCGTAATCGAAAACAAATGCCTCACGGCCATGCAGGAACACCCTGATGCCAAGTGGATTTGCGAAAAAACAGGCATCTGGACTAGAGATTTTCTGGCGTTCTTCGACAGCGAAGGCCGCGAGATAGCGACCCCTGAAAACGTAGCTATCTACATTTGGTCGGCCTACAACCCCCTTTCAAGTTGGCGAAAGTTGGTGGCCGACTTCTACAAGGCCAAGGACGACAAAGAAAAGCTGCAAACATTCGTCAATACCAAGCTCGGCCAACCCTGGGATGATGACTCCGGCGAAAAACTGGAATGGGAAGAACTGGCCCGCCGCCGCGAAATGTATCCGGATGGCAAAGTGCCTGCCCGGGTGGTGTACCTCACCGCCGGGGTCGATACCCAAGACGACCGCTATGAAGGCAGGGTGTGGGGCTGGGCAGCTGGGCAGGAAGCCTTTTTAATCGACCGCTTTATCCTGAACGGCAAGCCCGATAGCCAAGAGCTTTTGGATAGAGTGGCCGAGCGGCTTAACAGAACCTACACCAGAGCCGATGGCATTGTGATGCCAATTGGAATTGTGGCGTGGGACTCAGGCGGACATTACACCGATGTGGTGTATTCCATGAGTAAAAAGCTTGGGGTAATGCGGGTTATCCCAATCAGAGGCGCAAACGTTTACGGCAAGCCTATTGCCAATTTCCCCCGTAAACGTACCAGCAAAGGCGTGTACCTAACTGAGGTTGGCACCGACAACGCCAAAGAGCTGATTATGTCGCGTTTGCGCTTACAGCCAGATTTGGCATTGCCCAAACCAGGTGCCATTCACCTGCCGCTCAATGAAGCGGTATGTGATGACGCAGAGCTGCAGCAGCTCACCGCCGAGCGAAAAATCCCGGTGCGCCGAGATGGTCGCATTGTGTATCGCTGGGATGCAGGCAAAAAGCGCAACGAAGCGCTGGACTGCTTTGTGTATGCGCTGGCGGCGCTCTACATCGCCCTTGAGCGTTTCGGCATAGATCTCGAAAAGCTAAGCCTGCAGGCCGCAAGTCAGGAAAGTGAACCTGAGCATACCCAACCAAAACCCAAACCCCAAAAAACAAAAGCCAGCGAGAGCAATGGCTGGCTGAAAACGTCCGGCGGAGGCTGGCTGTGAACAAAGAGCAAATCGAGAAAATGATTGCCGTTTATCTCCAAGCTGAAATTGATGTGTTGGCCGGCAAGTCCACCACTATCAACGGCAAGCAGCTGGCAATGGAAGATCTGGAGTCCATTCGCAAAGGCCGTCAGGAATGGGAACGGCGTTTGGCATCTATAGGGCGCCAACGTGGTGGTGCCAGCCTGGCCACTTTCAATTAAATCAACACAAACCCGAGGGCATTCATGAGTTGGCTCAATGACATCATTGCCACAGTCTCGCCCGCGTGGGCGCGAAACCGTGCAGTTGCCGCAGTGCAATACCAGAATATCAGGGCGTATGAAGCCGCCAGCCCAAGCCGCACTCATAAGGGCAAGCGAGAAGGGCGGGGTGCAAACCAGGCTGTATTCGCCGCCGGCAAAAACTTGCGAGAGCAAGCTCGTTGGCTGGATGAAAACCACGATCTCAGTATCGGCATTCTCGACCGGCTTGAAGAGAGGGTGGTCGGCGCCAATGGCATTGTGGTGGAGCCGCAGCCAAAAGACATGGTGGGCAATATACTCGGTGACTTTGCCGAAGAACTGGCGCGCCGCTTTGCTGCCTGGAGTCTTAATCCTGATGTAACAGGGCGCTACACCCGCCCAGAGCTTGAGCGTTTAGTGCTTCGCACTGCGCTGCGTGATGGTGAATGTTTCGGCCAGCATGTGGTTGGCAAAATCCCTAGCCTTATTCACCCCAATCCACAGGGCACCCCTTACTCTATCGAAGCTCTTGAGCCTGACTTTGTTCCCTATGAGCTCAACGATACGGCAAAGAAGATCCGCCAAGGGCTGACCGTGAACGAATGGGGCCAGGTCACTGCATATAACGTACTCAAGCAGCACCCCGCTGATGTCATGGGGTTCAAGCACGTTACCAAACAGATCCCTGCCAAGGCCATGATGCACTTGGCCCAGCTCAAGCGCCTGCATCAGTTGCGCGGTGTGAGTGTGTTTCACGGCATTCTCACCCGTCTGGCTGATATCAAGGACTACGAAGAATCCGAACGGGTAGCGGCGCGTATTGCCGCGGCGCTGGCGTTTTACATCAAGCGCGGCAACCCGGACATGTACACCGGCTCTGGCGATAACGGAGGCAGCCGGGAAATCCCGATTGCCCCCGGCATGACCTTTGACGACCTCGCACCCGGCGAGGATGTTGGCATGATTGAGAGCAATCGCCCCAATGTCCACATGGTGGATTTCAGAAATGGCCAGTTGCGTGCAGCTGCGGCCGGAACACGTACCAGCTACTCAAGCATCGCCCGCGAATATGCCGGTAGTTACTCAAGCCAGCGCCAGGAACTGGTAGAGCAGGATGAATCAAACCGCATCTTGCAACAGTGGTTTTGTGCCGGCTGGTCACGGCCTGTTTATCGCCAATGGCTTGTCGCCGAGCAACTTAACAAAGTTGATCCGTTAAAGCTGCCTAGAGATCTGGATATTCGCACGTTATTTGATGCCCAGTACTACGGCCCCACCATGCCGTGGATTGACCCGCGCAAAGAGGCTGAGGGCTGGGAAATGATGATCGCGGGCAATGCTGCGACAGAGGCTGAGTGGGCTCGGGCGCGAGGCCGCAATCCTGCAGAAGTGAAGCGTCAGCGCCGCCGAGAAGTTGAATACAACCGCGATAACGGCATGTTGACCGCCAACGATCCAGACCCAGAAACCAACGGAGCTAAAAATGAAACGAACTCATCTAGCGGCAGCGTGCGCGACCGCGCTAACCAGCGCCGCGCTGATCGCGCCGCAAGGCAATGGCGCGACGCCGATTAAAGGTAAATACGAGATAAAGGCCTCTGCAGAAGGAGCCGTGACTCTGACCATGTACGGCGAAGTTGGCTGGGACTTTACCGCCAAGAGTATTGCCCGCGACATTGCTGCTGTACCAAAAGTTACCTCTGTCACGGCGTACATTCAGTCTGGCGGTGGCAGTGTGATGGATGGTTTCGCAATTTATAACATTATCGCCCGCATGCCAGTTCCAAAGACCCTATATGTGGAGGCTGTAGCAGCATCCATGGGGTCAGTGATCGCCATGGCATTCGACAAGGTGATCATGCCTGCAAATGCTTTTCTGATGGTCCATTCCAACTGGGGTGGCGCTTGCGGAACTGCCGAAGACTTACGCGATTATGCCGATCTGCTTGACCGTTGGAAGGAGAGCATGGCCAAAGCATACCGTGATAAAACCAAACAGCCTGATGAGGTTATCAATGGCTGGATGAGCAAAGACACCTGGTTCAGTGCTGATGAGGCTCTGGCCGTTGGCCTTGCTGATGAAGTGATTGAGCCAATTGAAATGGCCGCCTCGATTGACCCCAAACGACTCCAGGAGTATGACAACATGCCGGATAAACTGAAAGCCCTGTTCGCACCGCAGGGGAATGCAGGTGCAACCACTCAGCAGCCTGCTGCTACCGTAGCCACTACAACTCAGCAGCAAGCCGTTGCGACAACTACACAACAACTTGGTTCTCAGCCAACGCAAGAGCAGATCAATGCGGCTGCCGCTGAGCTTAACCGCACCCGGGTTGATGGGCTGAACACCTTGTTTGCTAGTTGGCCTCAGTTTGCCGAGCTGAAAAACGAGTGTATCGCTGACGTTGAAATGACCGCTGAAAAAGCCAAGGACAAGATCCTGGCTAAACTCGGTGAGAATACTACCCCTGCAGCAGCCCAGCCAAGTCGTGTGACCATCCATGCCGGCAACGGCAACATTGTCGGCGACTCCATCCGTGCGCAGTTGATGGCGCGCGCCGGTTACGCCGAGCGCGAAAAGGACAACGGCTACACCAGCTATGGCCTGCTGGAACTGGCCCGCGCCTCACTTACCGACCGTGGTATCAGTGTGGCAGGCTACGATAAAATGGGCATGGTGGGATTGGCCTTTACCCACTCAAGCAGCGACTTTGGCAATATCCTGCTGGATGTGTCGAACAAGTCGGTGCTGATGGGCTGGGATCAGGCCGAAGAATCCTTTGAGCGTATCGCCTACAAGGGCCAGCTTGGCGATTTTAAAGTGGCGCGCCGCATTGGTCTCAATGAATTTGGCAGCCTGCGCCAGGTGCGCGAAGGTGCCGAGTACAAACACATCACCACCAGTGACCATGGTCAGAGCATCGCGCTGGCCACCTATGGTGAGATTTTTTCCATCACCCGCCAGACCATTGTTAACGATGACATGGACATGCTGACCCGCGTCCCGATGATGATGGGGGCTGCGGGCAAAGGCACCATCGGCGACCTGTTCTGGGCCGTGCTGACCAGCAACGCCAAGATGGGCGATGGCAAGGCGCTGTTCCACGCCGACCACGGAAACCTGGGCAGTGGTGCGCCGTCGGTTGAAGCCCTGTCTGCGGGTCGCAAAAACATGCGTCTGCAAAAGTCAGGTGGCCGTAACCTTAATATCCGCACTGAGTTTGTGCTCTGTCCAGTGGCGCTTGAGGACACCTTCAACCAGATCATCAAGTCAACCTCTGTTAAGGGCACCGATGCTAACTCGGGCGTGGCCAACCCTGTGAAGGACATGGCCGAGGTAATTGGTGAGCCGCGTCTGGACGACCACAGTGCTGTCGAGTGGTACCTGGCTGCAGGTCAGGGCCGTGACACTATTGAGGTTGCCTACCTGGATGGTATCGACAAACCCTATATTGAGCAGCTGCAGGGCTTTAACATTGATGGTATCGCCACCAAAGTGCGCATTGATGCTGGTGTTGCAGCCCGTGACTATCGCGGTCTGTACAAGTCTTCAGGCCAGTAACATTCACTTCCGGTTTAAGCCGCCTTCGGGCGGCTTCTTTATATCCGAAATCTAAAAGGACCGCCCAATGAAAAACCTTATTCAAGATGGCACCACCATTACTCACGCTCCAACCGTGACTGTTGTGAGTGGTACTCCTGTGCTGATTGGCGCAATGCTTGCCGTTGCCTTGGCAAACGTTCCGGCAAATACACCTGGCACTTTTATACCAGAAGGCGTGTTTGAACTCGCCAAAGCCCAGGCTGACGATATTGGCCAAGGTGATCAAGTGTATTGGGATGCAGCTGCCAAGGTGATCACTACCACAGCCACCGACAACACCCCCGTAGGTAAAGCCTGGGCTGCTGCCGGTAACGGCGCGCTTTCTGTTGAAGTGAAGATCAATGTCTGACATTGATCAGCTCTTTTCCATGAGTAGAGCAGACAGACAGGCGGCGAAGTTTCGCCGTCTGTTTGAGCGCATGGGGCAATGGTGCAGGGTTGTGCCTTTTGATGGCGATGAGTCCGTTGTCAGGCTGGTCAATCTTGCCGGCTCAAAAGGCGAGATAGCCGCATCAGCAGGCAATGAATACATGCCTGAAAAAATTATGCAGGCCGAGTTTCTGGTGCAAGATGGCAAAGTTTTCTCCGGCGACACTGTTGAGCTTGGAGACATTGATGCACTTGGGGATTTTGTTGCCGATGGCACCAAGCTGAAACTGACGCTGCTTTCGGCAATAGACGCAGTGTCTGTCACTTATGTTTATTTGGAATTGTGATGGCCAGCATTCGAGCTGAGGGGTTCAACGCTGTCGCCAGAGAGTTGCAGCGAATACGAAATGCCCAGGCACCGGCTATCGCTGCAGCTGTGAAAGAGGCCAGTCGTTTTGGCGAAGAACTGGCAGTTAACGAAGTATTCAAGCGTTACGGCTTTCGTGATCGTAGTTATGTTGCCCGCCACTTGTCAGTTTCATTTAACGAACGAACTCTGCAGGGGCGAGTTTCAGCGCGCTATCGCCCCAGCACTTTAAACCGATTCATTGTCCGCCGTAATACCCGAACCAGCAAAGGCGGCGGCAGCGCCGTTCCTGATGGCATAACGATAGCCACTATTCGCAACAAACCAACATGGTTCAGAGGTGCGTTTACCTTTATTGGCCGCAATGGCAATGAGCTGATGGTTTCGCGCCAAAAAGGTGATAACCGCTGGCGCAGCCTTAAAGGCCGCAAAACCCTATACGGGCCCAGCGTTGCCGGTTCATTCGGTGTTATCAGGGATGACATAGAGCCACCCATTATCCGCCATTTGCGTGAGCGGTATCGGCATCACGCCAAGCGTTAGGACATTCCATGATCAACAACATTATTGAACGGCTGCAGTTGGTGCCGGGCGCCACTGTGCGCGAAGGCTTTTATGCCCAGTCATTGGTGCGTGAATCTAAATTCATATTCCTGCAACCGTACACAAGCAAAGCAGACATTCCAGGTATGCAACCCAAATACAAAGAAGGCCTCACTTTGCAAATTGTCGCCGGCATCAAGATACCTGGTTTTACCCAACCTACCAGCGAGCTGATCAACCTAACCAGAGAAATCCGCTCGTGCCTGTTTTCTAACCAACGGGATCCCGCTCGGCCCAACTGGCTTAAGGGCGCCTTTGGCCTTGCAGAGTCAGAAGAATGCAAATTCATCATGCCGGAAGCTCATGAACACCACGGCTTGGCAGTGATCACCATCTCCATTTCAAACAGCCCAACCTTCGAGGATAGATTATGAGTGCAATAGTCAAAGAGTCGTACATCGGCGCCGGCATCGTGTACATTGCCGGCCGGGATGTTGGCAACGCATCCGGCGTTGAAGTTTCAATCGAACAGGAAGAAAAGTCTCTGCCAAACTATCGTGGTGGTGGCGGTAACTATGACTCAGTTACAAAAGTGTCATCTGTAAAACTCAAGATGACACTCAACGCATTCAGCAATGAAAACCTGGCTCTTGCGCTGCGCGGCAAAGTTTCAGTGCTGACAGCTGATCCTGTTGATAATGAGATTGTTGTTGCAAAACTGGATGGCCTGGCCCCAACCGAGAAGTTGATAGACATATCCAAGCCGGTAACTGTCACAAATAGTGATGGCTCCACTGAATACGATGTGGACGTTGATTACTACGTTAGCGCTGCCGGTATCCGCGCCATTGGCACAGGGGAAATTGTCGATGGGGCGGAGCTGAAGGTGTCCTATACCTCTGCTGCCGGCAACGCCCTCGAAGCATTGACCGAGGCCGGTGTTACCGTCCCTGTGGTGATCGACGGTATGAACGATGCAAACGGCAAACCTTGTGTGCTGAGGTTCTATCTGTGGAAGCCTTCGCCAACGTCCAGCCTGTCATTGATTACCGATGACTATGGTTCATTCGACATTGAGGGCGAAGTGCTCGCCAACGATGCGATAGTTGCCGCCGGCAAGTCGAAATTCTTCAAGCGCCTGGCTGCTTAATAGTAGCCGTTTCAGCCGTACTGCTGCCTTTGGGCGGTAGTGCGGCTTTTTCTTTGTTGAGCCAATTCGGAAATCTCTATGAGCTTTAAAGACCAAGTGATCAACCTGATCATTCAGGGGCGGGATCTCTTTAGCAGCGAAGCCAAAAAGTCTGAAAAGACGTTGGCCGAGTTGGCTGAACAAAGTGAAAAACTCAACCAACGGCTGGAAGAATTACAAGACCAGAAACATGCCGTTGATACCATTGAGGATTTAACCGCTGCGGTAAGCAAGGGCACTCGTTCATATTCAGAAGCTGCCGCGGCACTTGCAAAGCTCCAGCAGGAACAACGCGACGCAGCCGGATCTGCCAAAAAACTACAGCAAGAACAGGCTCAGGCTGCCACTCAAACCGCAAAGCTTGAGCAGGATTATCAGCAGCTGAGTGATGAGCTGCAACAATACAACTCTCAGATAGATGCTACGCGGGCCAGGCTTGAACAACTGACAGCAGAGCAGCAATCCGGGGCCGTGGCCAGCGGCAAACATGCAACTGCCATTGCGACTGCCAAAGCTGATCTGCAGGCGCTGGAGCAGGCTCAGTCATCAACCAGAACCGCAGCCGACCAGCTTAACACTGAGTTGGAACAACAGCGCCAGGTACTGGATAGGCTCAATACTGAATCAGATGAAGCGGCGCTGGCCAGTGCCGACTATGCGGCTAAAGTAAAACTCGCCAGGGGTGAACTCAACACACTGGGCTCAAGCCTCAATAAAAACCAGCGCACGCTCAATCAGCAAAAGGCTGTTATCAGTCAAGCCGGGATCAGCATGGATAAGCTGGCCGAAGCCAGCGCAGATCTGAAACAGCAGCAAGCGGCGGCTGAAAATGCGCTTGAGGGCGTTAATAAAAACCTGGCGCGTCAGAACAGGCTGCTCGATGAAAGTAGCAAAGGCGCCGAGGATTTTGGCGGGTCAATAAAACAAGCCACGGCATCACTACTTGCCATGGCTTCGGCTTATGTTGGTGTTGATCGCCTCTGGGCTAGTTTGACCGGCATCTTATCGGCAGGTGATAAGGCCAAGGCATTCACTGCCCAAATGACTGCCATGATGGGCAGCTTGTCTGCCGGCGAACAGGCCACCGCTTGGATTAAAGAGTTTGCCAACAATACCGGCTCAAAACTCGACACCATCAAGCAGGCCTTTGCCAGCTTAAAAGCCTTCGGCATCGACCCCATGAATGGCAGCTTACAAGCCATGGTGGACTACAACGCCAAGCTAGGCGGTAGCCAAGAAAAGCTAGAGGGGATTATCCTTGCCGTCGGCCAGGCGTGGGCTAAGCAAAAGCTGCAAGGGGAAGAGATACTGCAGCTTGTTGAGCGTGGCGTTCCCGTGTGGGAGCTGCTGGAGAAAGTCACCGGCAAGAACACGGTGCAGCTTTCAAAGCTCTCTGAACAAGGCAAGCTCGGGCGTGAAACTATCCAAGCCCTATTTGAGGAAATGGGCAAGGGCGCCAACGGCCAAGCCGCCAAATCACTTGAGCGCCTTTCCGGTCAGGTCAATGTGCTGTCAAACAATTGGGAATTGTTTCAGCAGAAAATTGCAGATTCAGGTCTGTATGAGGTTGGTCTGCAGTTTCTGGATGATCTCAACAACAAATTTGATGAGCTCAACGGCAATGGCAAGCTGCAGCAGGCCGCTGCGGATATCAGTAACTTCTTCTCCACTATCATCAAAGATGGCGGCGAAAGTCTCACTGCAACCATTGATAACATCCGCGCCTTCACTCAGGGTTTAACTGTTGTTGGCGCCAGTATTCAACTGGTTTGGAACGGTATCACTGCAGGCCTGTCCACACTGGCAATGACCGCCACGGCTGCCTATGCGACCATTCTCAGCGGTTGGGCAAAACTGCTTGATGCTGTTGGGGCAGATGCTCTGGCTGCCAAAATCCGCGAGGCGACCGGGGCCATCTATGCGATCTCCAAAGGTTTCAAGGATCAGGTAGAGCAGGACGGCGCCGATATTCGTCAGGCATGGACAACTGTTACTAAAGCGATGGCCAAGAGCAGCAAGGACTCTTACAAAGCCAGCGCAACTGCCGCCAAAGAATCTGCCGCTGAACAGAAAGCAGCGGCAAACGAAACATCCAGCGCACTCGACAAACAAGCCGCAAAAGCCAAGGCCTATGAATTAGCTATGGCCAAGGCCGGGATCACAACCGTTCGAGCTCTGCGCGAGCAGGCTGATATTGCCAAGTCAACGTTTGCTCAAGTTTCCGCGGCCATGAAAGACGGTACCGCGTCCGCCTATGATCAAAAGCAAGCCTTTCTTGAGTGGGCTGAAGCTGAAGTAAAAGTGGCTGCTGCTGGAAAGCAGCAGGTTTCGGTAATGGTACAGCAAGCCGCCGCTGCCCTAGGTTTAAACGCTGAATTGCAGCGACTCATTGCTACTCAGCAAAACTTGAGTAACTCGCAACAGAATGTTGAGCAGGGGGCTGACAACACCGCAGACTCAGTGGAGCAATCCGGCGAGCGAATGAATCAGGCCATGCAGGATGTCGGCGACACTACTGAGAATGTTGGCAAACAGGTATCCGGGGTAGCGGCTGTTATCAGTCAAGCCGGTTATGCAGCTTATGCAGCGGTAAAAGAACTCAGCGAGGGAACGGTTGCGCTGTTCAAATCGCTGACATCAGGTGTCGCTGCATATAACCGTGAGTTGTCTGATATTGAGCAAACGCAAGAGAAAATCGAAAACCTGCGGCATGCCATTAACGAGCTTTATCTTGAGCAATCAAAAACACTCGATTTTACCCGTCTGCGCCGCTGGCAGTATGAACAGGACATAGCCAGCAAATCTGCTCAAATGGCGTACTACGAGCAGCGTGTAGAGTTGCTGAAGTTAGTTGAAGCATTAGACGATACTGACAGTGCCAACATGCAATTGCTGCGTAGTGCCGAACATGCAAGCAAGACCCTGGGGCTATTGAACGAACAGGATCTTGATCTGCTCACTGCCGCAATAGATAAGGCGCGTTCGAGAATGGACGCTCTGAAAGACTCGGCGTCAGACACGCTCAGCTCATTGCTTGATGAGCTGGACGAGTACGAAGGGCGCCAAGCCGATATTGAGAAGCGCCGTTATCAACAAGAGTTGGCAGATATCAAAAGCCAGCTGGCCGAGGCTGAAAAGACAGGCGACAGGGAGCTGCTTGATCAACTGCGCCGCGCCGAGCAGACGCTGAACAAAGTTTACAAGTATCGCACTGAGGAAGTTAAAGCCCAGCAACAGCAGAACCAGCGCGACCCCCAATCAAACCCCACTTCTACCCAGCAGCAAGCCCAAACAAAACAAACAACCAGTCAGGCCAGTTTCGGCAATAGCTATAACGCCACACTGACTCTGATTGTTGAGGGGCGCCGTACCCAACTGGATACCAATAAAGATCAGCTGGACGAGCTGCTGCGTTCTATCGCGAAAGCAAAACTGACCCAGGGGGGCTAATGCAGCGCATTGACACCATTATCCCAGAGCATCAGCAGTTGCTCTGGTTGAACCAAAACGAACAGCAGCGAGTTCAGGCTGTGGCTGAGCGCGGCGGGAATGGGTCCCTGATATACGAGCAATTTGTTTTGCCTGGCGGGTTCCCCTTGGTTATCGGCACCGCAAACTCGGGAATGACCCGCGCAGATTTTGAAGCGCTGCAACAGCACAACTATTCAACCCTCACCCCGTTTGAATTGGAACTCGATGGCAACAGCTGGAATGTGATCTGGGATAACCGCGATGGCCCGGCTGTTGTCGGTGAGGATCTATTCCCAACAGTCGGCGGCGACTCGCTGCTGAGCAATGTCGTTCTTAAATTCCTGACTGCAGAGGCATAGCATCGTGATTAATCGGAACAATCTGATAGTTTACAAACCCGAAAAGCTTGGCCAGAACGAAGATGCCGGGGGCCAGCGTACTCTTAACCCCATTCGGTCGGGGATCCTGAATGAACTCTTCCGGGCCATTTCCGATGTGGATCACGCCGAGGCCGCCATTGATATCGCCAAGGCGTTTCCGTCACTGGTCACCCAGGACACGGCAACACTGCGCGGGGCGCACGTTTTTTGGTCTTCTCCCCCTCAGGATCCTCTGGTCAATCTGTTTCTGGTGGAGTCGCCAACTCTGGATGACGCAAGCCGCATGCCGGAAATGGTTAACGCCATTGAGTCATCGGTTACTGCCGGTTCACTGTTTCGATCCGGGGCGCCCGGGTTCCTGCCAAATCAAAACTCTTTCAGCCGCGAATATCTGGAAAGCATTTACATGCTGAACGGCAAAGAATACGTGCGCCGGATAGATCTCAGGGTCGGGCAGATCATTGCTATTTCAACAGAGTATGAGGGCCAGGAGGATAAGAACTGGCCGCGCCGCACTCATTACGCCATGGTGACTGAAACCAATGCCCCAGGTAACAACATCGGCAACATAGTGTTTGACCCGCCGATAGATTTTGCGACCCCTGAGCATGACAGGTTGATCAACGGTGAGGCCAACTGCACCAAGCTGCGCCTCACCAACTCGGCCGACAATGTGATTTTCCATGGTGTCACTAAGCTAACGGCCCCCGCCGCTTCCGGCGATAACAGCCTGGCGGTGAAGGAAACCAAGCAGCAACTGCTGCCTGCGATTGTTACCGAGCAAACCAAGGCGGGGATCCGTATCACTGCAGGCGATAACAGCATTGTGCGCAAGATAGTGACCACCGCAGCCAGTGGCGCCCAGAGCTACAGCTGGCCAGCTGCTGATGTGCTGCAGGGTGAAAACCAGAATGTGGATTATCAGCCGGTGATCAGCTTCATTTCCGGCGGCGTGATCCACGGCAATGAGGAAGCCGTGGTCACGGTTGGCACAGGTGAAATTGCCGCGACCCTGACACGAAAGCCGGATTTGGGCTCGGAAGTGTCATGTGCCTATATCAGCTCAGAGGTGTATCAGGAACACATGCTGGCCGACCCACTTCCCCAGGGTGCGATAATCGCAGAAGGCAGCTTCTTTGGTAACGCCAACGAAGAGTCAAACGGATGGGCCGCCAAGATTACATCAGAGAAAGATAGTGCTCTATACAGCTTTAACACCAGAGTTGCGATTGTTGACTATGAGGGCGGCATAGTCACATTTGAACAGGGATACAGTGACCGTGACATACAGTTTTTGATCCGCAGCCAGGTAGGCGAAACAGAGTGTGCCTTTAATCTCAACTCGCAGGATCCTCTGCTGGACTCGCTCTATATCCAAGTGCAAGCGGTTGCCGGTTCACTGCTCAGCGCCAGCGGCAATAATGACGGAACGGTAACCGGCGCCGGGGTAAACGGCACTATCAGCAACGGCCTGGTAACCCTGACGTTTGATCAGCCGGTAAACCTCAGCACTCTGACCTATGACCTCACTGAACGGGTGCGGCTCTTGCCGCCGCCAGAAATGTATGGCCTGAACCCGCTGAGGATCCCCGGCGGTGGACAGGTCGATATTTTCCGCAAGTTCGGCACTGTCAGCGTTCAGCACAGCAACTTTCAGCCTGTTAATAACCCGCAGGCAGGGCAAACGCTCAACGTGCGACAGAATGCCCGTTTTGTTGATATTACGGATGCCGATGGCCTCAGTCTCTGGACTGTTGACGATCAGCATTTCGAGCATGACAAAGAAACCGGCGTGGTAACAATCAAGAGCGCGTTCCCTGGCTTCACGGCGCCTTTCATTCTGTCAGACACCATTGGCGAGCTGGCCATGGTAACCGGAGTATCAGATAACTCTTTGCTGCTCGCCGGCCAGTTGAAAAATGACTATCAGCTTGGCGCCACAGTATCGAGCATTCTCAAACTTGGTGAGCTGGAATCCCGAATCGGTGAGGTGCGCGATATGACCGCCTGGGACGGCAATTGGGATCAAGACGGGGCGCCAGCAAACGGCAGCTTGAACGTGATTGAATACCCCATCGAAGTGGTAAACGAAAGCGCGGTAAATGAAGACTGGGCGCTGGTGTTTACCGGCTCAGGGGAAACCTTCAAGCTCATTGGCCGCGGTCGGGGCCAGGTGGCCACTGGTGACACATTGAATGATTTTATTCCAAACAACCCGGCTACAGGACTGCCATTTTTCATCATTCGCCAAGGCGCGTTCGGCGGTGGCTGGCAGCCGGGTGAAGCGGCCAGATTCCAGCAATATGCCGCATCAAAACCAGTTCAAGCCATTCGCTCAGTCCAGAGCGGACACAGCCAGATAACCGATGATAAATCTGTGCTCAGCTTCCGTGGTACCGAATCGTAATCAAAGTCTCAGCCCAACCGGGCCTTAATTTGGAGTTTATCAAATGTCTTTACCAGTAACGGTTTACCGCTGGGACGATCCCGGCGCACCTCAGCTGCAAAATAGAACTTATGCTGAATGGATTGAGATCCTTCGCAAGTGCTTGGTTGATGGATATGGCACCAAACAGCCTGCCGGGTGGTCTGTGGCCTTGGAAGATGCCACTAATGAGAAGATAGTTTTTAGGACAGCTGCAGATTTTCCAGGTTACCCAGGTGGATTTGTGCATTTCTGGAGTAGGTATAAGGATGGACGCAACAATAACCTAATTTCCATTCAGACAGCCCCGTTAATTACACAGATTGATCCAGACTGGAACACCACACCTGGCGCAAGCTATCTATATACATTTGGTGGTTCATCATATCCGGACAGGTGGATTGTGCTGGCAACCTCACTGGCATTCTATATTTTAACCTCAAGCACCCAGTATCCGTATATGGCCATGGGAACCAGAGACAACCCGACTTTTGGCGTTGGATCACTGGATTCTTGTTATTTAAATGATGTTAATGGGTTCGGTATCTTTGGCAAGGCTAGCAGCGATAACACATCAGGAAACTATCAATTCAGTATTGGGTATATTTATGATGGGCATGAAGTTGGTCGGTATGGTGAAGTGACAGGCGCTGATACCCGAAAAAGGCATGAGCTTATCTTTCCATTAGGAAATCTATTCAACAGTTCCACCGCAGCACCTGGAGTGGGCTCTCCAAACCCTGTCTACGGTAAGTTTATTATTGGGTTGGATGGATATCACCCCACACAGGTAACGACTAAATATCAGGATTCCCAGGGTATCCCTTTTGTTAATAGCGTATTGCAGCCACCTATCAGAGGTACCTGGCCGGGAATCCTTGTTTCATCGTCATCAGCATATTCAGACCAGCTTTGGCCTGTAACCAAAGAGATATTCGGCCAACAGCACTACCTTGTACCTAACCCTCACAATGGGGGGTGTAGTTATTGGATAAATGCAGAGGTATGGTATGAGTAAACTACTAGGAATAATGCCCGACAGGGTAACACCTACCCCAATGTCAAAGCTGACCATGGACGCTGACCCACAGGCTGAGCGCTTTATTGTTTTAGATCGCAGTCGGATGATAGTGCTTCGCGCCGGAGACTTTGCCTCTGGACATATCAAGAGCATTTGCCTGCCGCCTATTTATCAGCACATGAATGATATTTTGTTGCTATTGCTGGATGATGACAGGCAATTCAATGCTGCAGTTTTGGACGGTATAAAGCTTGAGCCGGTTGATGGCAATATCCCCTTAGTCTAAGGATAACTGATGTTGAGATTCAGCAAAGCATGGATCGATCTTCAATCGCCAGTATCACCAAGATTCGATAGGGGCGGGATAGCCATTACATTCAGCCGACCATGGCAGAATGTGACTTCACCGGTTGAAATTAGATTTGGTGGTGATATCCCACCGGATCCCGGGCCGGATATTCCAGAGCCGTCTCTTGGCGCCGATATCGCTATTCGCTGGATCCATAATCAGCAGACTGAGCAGCAGCTGCAGCTGCCTATGGTTGGGCCGCACACTACGGCCCAGCTGGCACTCAGCTGGCAGAGCCCTACGGCCATTACCGACAGGCTGCAGGTTTACTGGAGCCAAGGCAGGCAGCATGGCATTGAGGTGCTGACAAACTGGCAAAGCAAAGATGCTCTGCAGCATTCAACTGCAGTTACCTGGCGCCTGCCGGTAACGCTGCAGACGGCCGCCGGTATTCGCTGGTTAAACCCTGCAGCCTGGCAAGCCATCTGGCAGCTTGGATGGAAAGCGCTTAGCAGTGTTTATTTACCTCAGCCCATTGCTTGGGCCTTTGGTATTGAATGCTATGGCGAAACTGAGATCAGCTACAGCCATGAAGATCAGCGCGGCGCAGAACCTGCCATAGCATGGGGGCCGCATCGGGGCGTTTGGATTTGCTCTGATGCCTACCTGCCACCTGAGCCAGGGCCAATCACTATCCGTTTCAGTGAGCCTTGGCAGGACAACCAGAGCCCAGTCAGCTTGAAGTTCAAGCCAAACCCACGGCATTGCTACTGGGATGATGGCGGTGGCTTGATAGATGCCAATCCGGTTCAGCCACCGCTTGATCTCAAAGTCCCCATTGAACCACAGATCCGGAGACTGTATCTGATGCAACCAACCCTGACTTGCCACCGCCTCTCAGATAACCGCGAGCTGGTGATCACCGAAGTGAGCATAACTGACAGCCGCAGCCAGTTTGTGACCTCGGGCAGTATCAAGTTTTCAAGTAAAGTGGATGCGCTGCTTGCCGTTGACGAAGTGCTGAGAATTGGCATTAACGGCTATGAGTTTTACCTGCTGGCCGAGGCGCCAAGCAGTAGCGAAGCCTGGGCCTCTAACAGCTACACCTCAGCAGCCAGGGGACGGGCTTCTCAACTGGCCTGGCCCTGGAAGCGTGAGATCAGTTACCACAATCAAGCGGCACGGTCATTCGCCGGTTGCCTAAGCGATATTGTGGCCAATAGCGGTTGGAGCATTGAGCTGGTACAGGTACCTGACTTTGTGATCCCTGCCGGAGTTTGTTCAGTTAGCGGCAAAACGCCGCTGGATGCCGTGGCCGAGTTGACCGGGCTGGTTGGCTGCATGGTGGATCCTGACGAAGATAACAGCAAACTCAGGATCCTGCCTCGCTGGACGTATACGCCCTGGAGCATGGCCGCCGCAATTCCTGACGTATTGCTGCACGATGCTGTGATCTTCAATCACAGCGAGCAAACAGAACGTGGCCAGCAATGCAATGTCGCCTGGGTGCGCGGTGAACAACAGGGGGTGTCTGTAGAAGTTCGGCTCAATGGTACCGCCGGTGACGAACCAACAGACGATATCAGCAACATGCTGATTGTTGATACCCAAGCCGCCAGGCTGGCCGGTACCAATGCCATTGCAGATTCAGGTACCAAGCGCCGAGTCAGTATCAACACAACAGTGATGGCCGACTTGCCGCCGCTGCGCCCTGGCCAGCTGATTGGTATTACCTGGCGCGGTGAAGTCTATAAGGCGCTGTGTGATACCGTGACCATCAGCGCAAACATGAGCAGTAGCGGCCTTACCGTGCGCCAGAACGCTGGTTTAATCAGACAGGGGGCATAATGCTGAAACAACTGAAACGTGAGCTGCTGCCAGCGCGTGAGATCGCGAAGGTCAACGCAGAGAACGCCGATGGCACAGTGACTGCTACCACGCGCAGCGGTAAAACATTCAGGGCAACAGGCAGCGGCAATGTTGGCTCATACGTTTATATCCAAGATGGCCGGGTACTGGGCCCGGCGCCTGACTTGCCGCATTATCAGATTATGTTGTAGGACTCAACTATTCTGTTCAGGTTATATAGCAATTTCTCGATATTTGCTCCTGTATTCTCATCATTTTCCTCATCAATATTTATTATGTACTTTATAACGTTTTCTGCACCTTCATGAATAGTTTTTATATCTTTTAGCTTTTCATAGTTTAATAATGATGACTGTATGAATTGAGCAATTTTTAATTCTAATGGTATACCACTCACCTTCAATAGGTAAACTTCTTCAGCTATTCCTGTTATCTCGCTTTTGAAATTTTTGATTATTACTTCGTCCGTTGGTTTAGAGATGATTTTTGGTAGGTAAAACTTCATTAGCAATTCTGCGAAGGGAATTTCGTTTGCTTTTTTAATACCTCCGAACTCAAGGAGTGAAGTATATATTTTTCTACACCTTCTATAGTGTTCATCGATTTCGTATAGGTTGAAAATAGTTGCCCATGTTATTAAGTCACCTTCAATCTGTTCTCTTTGGTAGTATACTCCTATGGCTTCTGTATATGCTGAAACAAGTTCGATTACATTTGATGGGTTTCTTGGTGAATTATCTGGCTCAAACTCATAGTTAAGCAAACTCTCAATTCTGTAAAAAGTCTTTACAATAGGCGAGTCACTATCTGCATTGTACCCTTCCCATTTTGTGGGTGTGTTTTTAAATAGAGAGCTGTATAGTTTATTTTTGTCTATGAAATTAACATGATACAGTGTTTGTAGTCTGTTTATTTCTTTATTAAAAAGCTCTTTGTGTTCTAAGTGCATCCTAAAAACAGTTGCTTGGTATTCTATTTCGTGTCTACTTTTTAATAGCTCAGTTTGGTAGACAGAAAAAACAAGAACTCCTATGCTAGACGCTGCAGCGATAAGAGCAATTACGGAAGAAAATAGTGTACCAAAAGCAGCCCATACTGCGATACTGCTCTCATCTGCGTCTATGAAACTTGGATATTGTTCTCTAAACGTTATGAGTACTTCATAGCCCCATAATAAAATTATGATAATAACACCAACTAATATAGCTAACGCTAGTTTTTTCTTACTAAGACTGTGTTTCATTTATTGTCCTTATCATGCAGACGCTTAGGAAATAGCTCAGTGTAAACTTGCCACAGAGTATTGATGTTCCTGTGACCAGTGACTTGGGCTACCTCATCGATGCTATATCCCTTCTCAAACAGCCTGCTTGCCCCTTCACGCCTCAAGTCATGGTACCGCAGATCACTGATACCAAGAGCATTCCGAACACGTTGAAAGCCGGCTGTCACACTCTTTTCGTTGTAAGGGAAAATGCGGTCATCCTCTTTTGGTTGTCGCTGCAATATCTCCCACGCACCGCCCAGTAATGGCACCAGCATGTGGTTGCCGGATTTTTTACGTGGGTCCTTTCTATCCATCACCAATACTGCGCGTTGAACCTCGTCAACGTCTTCCCACTTAATCCTGCATACCTCCCCAATCCTCATGCAACTGAGTATCGAGAAATCAAGAATATCAACGTAGGGGATACCAATGCTTGCCCTGTGACTTGATCTGGCCAGCAACCCCTCTTTAAGCTTTTCTATCTCATCGGACGTTGGCCGGCGGTGGCGGCGTTCCGACTTGCCAATCAGGTTCTGGTTGTATAGCACTTCATAGGAATCAACCACGGCCGCATCGGTGATATCCAGGCTCAACATTACCCTGGCCGTTTTCAGGCACCAGCGTAGATAACTCACATCATGTGCAACCGTTGCTGGCCCGGCGCCAGCTTCGCGCCTCATCTTGCAGTGCTTAACAACATCAGCAGAGGTGATCTTATCAATAGGAAGTGCGCCTATTTCACAGTCAGCAAGCATCTGCAGCACATACAGCTTGGTCCTTTTTAGTTCAATGTGAGGATCGTCTATCACCTTGGCAATGAAATCTCGCAGCAAGATTGTTTGGGTACCCTGCGTGGGTACCCCGTTGAGCTCCAATTCAGCCACCCGCTTTTTGCCCCAAGCCTCGGCTGCTGCATTTTTGCCAAAAGTCCGGGTATCGCTGTATACTATTTTCCCTTTGGACTTGACTCTCACTGTGCATTTATAGCGCGGCTCCCCGTTCGCTTTCACCCGGGGTTCAACTTTATAAAAGGCCAT